GATTAGAAAGACATCATCATCTGTCAATTCCATCCATGGTTTAACTTTGATAAATGAACCATGGGGACTATGAACGATTTTAAAACTTAGTGGATTTTGTGCGACTATGATGGGATCTCCATCGTTTTCATCAATGGAAATTAGTGAAAGAATTTCTTCTCCAGAAACTAATTTAATAACACAATAAAACTCTTCTCCCATTAGTTTTTAAGCGGTATGTTTACAATATCATAATTAAAGTTTTCTTCGTTATAAACTTTGATTCTTTCTATTAGATGATTGAGTGTATAATTTTTTCTTGACTTGTAACTAATATCATCGGCAATGTCATATAGAGTTGCCTTTGTTTTATTGTCACCTTTTCTTAGGACTCTTCCGATTGATTGGAGGTTTCTGATTCTTGATTTACTAGGGGAAGCAAAGATGACATTATGTAGATTTCTTATGTTAATACCAGTAGAAAAAGTCCCGTAAGAAGCAACTATTATTGCATTGTTTTCTTTTTCAGTAATTTCTCTGACTTTTTCTCGGTCCTCAGTATCTACACCGCCATGAACAAAGAAGACATGACGTTCTTCAACTGTGCTACTATTTATGAGTTCGTACAAAGGTTGTCCATGACCCTCTACTCTTGAAAATAGAATTAAAGTATTACCTTTAAGATCAATGGCAAGGTTTCTTATAAACTTATTGCGCTTTTCATGGTTGATAATATACTGAACTTCTTCTTCAAAGTTTTCAAACTTATTTGGTGGATGTTTCAATAGAAGAATATTAATATCCAGTTTGGCAACGTGACCCTTCTGCATCAGTTCCTCTGTTCTGATGATTTTGTATGAAGGACCAAATAAACCTTCTAAAACCCACTTATGTGTTTGTGTGCCGTCTAGGGTTCCTGTAAAACCGTAACGATATTTTGCATCTGAAAGTTTTGTCATTATAGATACTAATGACTTTGATTTAAACTGGTGTGCTTCATCTCCAACGACCACATTAAATCTTGAGAAATATTGTCGGGGAAGTTTGTAGATGGACTGCCAGGTCGTAATGATCACCTGAGAGTCTGTTTCTCTTTCTTTACCTGCATAAATCTTGTGGCAATATGAACCCACATCCCACCCATAATCTGCAAAGTCTTTATACATCTGCTCTACAAGGGATGTCGTCGGCACGACTATCAGAGTATTTTGTCCTTTCTCAACGTAATATCTCACAATCGAATATATCATCAACGACTTTCCAGAGGCAGTTGGAGATATCAACAACTTTCGATTATGTTTTAAAGCGTCGTATACTCCCTCAACTTGGTATTCGCGGGGAGCATACTTGCAAATAGAAGTCATATAATCCTTGACTCCCTCTTTTGAGATCATATCATTGACTTCAAAAGGAAGACCATAAAACTTATTGTTTGTAAACTCATAAGTGTATTCATGAGTTTCACAGAAACGGGTAAGTTTATCTAATAGACCGACATAGATTTCGCCCGTCTGTGTATTGAATAAACGTATCTTTCCGTCCCAGTGTCTATTGCGAAACTGAGGCATGAATTTTGCTCCAGGCACATCAAATGTGAACTGATCCGCAAGTTCATAATAGACGTGTGGTTCTGCTTTTATCTGAAGATATACCTCATTCTTTTTCGATATAACCAAGTGTGACATAAGTTCATATCAATACAAAAATATTTATTGACATAAAAAAGGGGGTCAATTGAACCCCGCTTGGAACCTATGCCATTCAATAGCATTTTTGATTTGATATGTGCGATTAGAAATTGTCTTGATAACTTCCTCAAGAAACTTCAACATAATGTCATAGTATCTTATCTTGAGTTCTACCTTAGAAAGTTTTTCATCGCCATCCATATGCCTCTGTAATGCCTCTTTGTCCCTAACTTTATATGGAAAGGGTTCTTCTTCATACACCTCTATAGGTGCCTTTCCTGTGTAGTAATTATGACGTTCTAATTTAACTCTGTTATAAGTCTCCCTTGCCCTTTCACGCAATAAAGTAATTGTGTTGTAGATTGTATAATACTTAGCATGAAGTTGCGGTATTTTTAAAGACTCATCATGTAAATTGTCAGGGTCGATGACAGAATCTCTCTGCCACATCTCCTGAATTTCATCAAGATTCATAGGGGTTTGCCGTTTTTATCCAGGATATTATAGACAGTATACTTGAAAGTGGCATCTGCTGTAAAGTAGGAATAGTCCTGTTCCTTCGCATCAAAAGTCAAAGAACTTAAAGACACTGGGTATAAATCTTTAAATTTAATTATAGCAATATCTCTAAAGTTGCTATTTAAAATATGAAGAGAACCATCACTGAAAACAAGATTTGGATCTCTTATATCATCTTCATTTGTTGTCAGTTCTTTATATTGACTTGTGGATTCTGGAAATCCGATTCCAGTTAACCAATTATGTACAGAAGAATAATTTTCTAGATTTTCATCAACTATAAATGATAAACGAAGATCTCCGTATGTTAATTTTTCCCCTGGAATATCAATATTTTTTAGGTATGATGGTTGTATTGCAGTTGCTAAGCTAATTTCTGGGATATTTGCGGAAGACGAAAAGAAATCAACCTTTGGATATTTTGCTAATGAAAATTTAAATCCAATTGGCGATAAAAAATTCCTATTCGAAATTTGTTTAGCAAAAGGTGATGCCATTGTGTTTTATTTTTATTTAGATAAAAAAAGAGGGTCTTGCGACCCTCTGAGTGATATGTGAATCGAGATCACATTAGGTTGGTTACCTTTACTCTTCTGTAGTAACGGTTTGCGTTTGCCTTGAGGCGTCCTAGACCCGCAGTGGTTCCCTCAGCGAATGGGTTGGCAACTAGACCATAACGGGTCTTAAAGCCAATCTTAGGCTGGAAGGTGTTCTCACCAACGGCACGTACCATTTGGAGAGGAACATATGGGCAATAGAACAGACCAGCATCGTAAGGTGAAGAACCCTTATAACCGACAACGTAGTACTGGTTAGCAGATACGTTTGCCGAATATGGGTCAATATATACACGATACTTGCCTTGGAGAACACCAGCGAAGGTGTTACCAGTGTCATCAACGTTGAGGTTAGCGTTGAGTGCAGGGGTGTAATCAAGAACACCTGCCATGGTGAGTGCCGAAGCAACGTCAGCAGAGCAGAGGATCATGTTACCCTTGCCACGACGAGTTCTCTGGGCGATAGCGTTTGCATCACGCTCGATCTGGAAGATCAGACCCTTGAACTTCTCAACTGACCAACGACCGTTGGAGTCAACGTCGAGGTCGAAAGTACCAGCGGTTGCAGTATTAACAGCAGCACCAGACTCAGCAATCTTGTAGATGGTACGAATAACTTCGCGGTTGATTTCAGCAAGAATCTCAGTTGAGAGAATGTTTGCTAATTCAGCCTCAGCATTCAGACCGTGGATTGCCTTGAGGTCTTGAGCGAGTTCTAGTGAGTACTCAGCTTTCAGAGCTCTTGACTTAGCGGTAACGGTGACTTTCTCGATCGAGAATGCCATCTGGTTGAACTGGTCGCCAGAGCCATCACCTAGGTCTTCTGCATAATCGGTACGCATACCCTGACCAACAGGATATGTAGTAGCGGTTTGTGAACCTTCTGGGTTCAGGAGACCTGGGTTAGCAGCACTTGCGTGACCAGCGGTAGTACCGAAACCAACGGAAGCACCGTCAGAACCAGCAACATAAAGACCAGACTCAAGATCGAATCCGTCGTTCTGACCTGAATATGCGGTATTTGCTTCGTCGAAGAATGCTTCGCCGTTAGCAGCAGCATCCATGGTTCCGTACTTGGAACGCATTGCGAAGATGAGTCCAGTAGGACCGTTCATTGGTTGAACGCCTGCGAGGTCATAAGCGACCAGGTTAGGCATTGAACGTCTGATTAGGGAGATCAGAACAGGGTCGAAACCTGCGACAGGTGAAGAAGCAGCACCACCAAAACCAGCATTACCAGTGCTTGAGAAGGTGTTTACGGTTGGAGCTTCATAGAGAAACTGACGCTCTTCGCGGAGAGCGGTCTCTTGGTTCTCTAGCAGGATAGCGGTAACAGCTCTACGATGAGAATCTTTGATTGGATCAAGACCTTCGTAATCGAGAACTGGACTCCACTTCTCCTGCAATTGTTCTGCATTGAACATTTGCATGGGGGTTTACCTCTTTTGAAGTTTAAGTTTGACTGGTATTATCTAAAAATCACTTTTTAGCGACTCTACCAAGAGTCTGAAGATAAGCTTCCATCATTGTCGAAACTGATTGAGTCTCTTCAGTAATGGTTTCTTCAGTAATGTGGTCAGAATCGTCTTTTTGAGCACCAGCATTTGATGGGAAGTATGATTCCCTCAGGGTTACTAGTTTCTCACGATAGGTATCTTCACTATCAAACTCAACATTTTCGGCAAGAGAAGCGAGCTTGTCCTTCTGAGAAAGTGCAAGACCTTCAGCGACATCTGCAAAGATTACATCAGCAACTGACTCGGCTAATCTTCTATTAAGAGCAACATTCTTTTCGATTTGCTCGTTGAGTTTAGACTCCATTTCATCTAGTTTATCTACCATACTCTCTAAAACATCATATTTATCTTCAGGGATTGTTACATAATGATCTTCAAAAAGACTCTTCATTCCAGTGAGGAATGATTCAGTCATTTCGGTCTTCAGACCGTGCTCAACTGCGAGTTGATTTTCTTTAATCCACTCGTCAGCAACATACTCTAGGTAAGCATCAACTCTTTCAGTGAGTGATACTTTGATTTCTTCGATCTCTTCTACGATAGCAGCTTCATATGCTGCTTGCATCTCTTCTTTGACCGTGGCAACTTTTGCCTTGATTGCAGCTTCGAAGATTGTACGTGCTTTCTCTTGGAATTCCTCAGAAAGCTCTTCACCAGCAAGAAGGGCATTGACATCCTCTTCAATGTCATACTCTTCTTCGGTTTCTTCTTCAACAACTTCTTCAGCAGCCTCTTCAGACTCACCTTCAGCTTCGACTTCGGTTTCTGCTTCTGCTTCAACTACTTCAGCATCTTCCTCATCTTCTGCTTCTTCCTTCATCGCCTTCATAGGCTCAGCAGGCTTAGCACCACGATTAACGATATCATGAACAGTTTTGACTCTTGGTTCAGCAAGTTTTGCTGAATCGTCGTCTGCACGATAGTTATCTGGGGTAGGGCCACCTAAATCTTCCCAATTGCCAGTTTGCCCAGGTGCAATACCTGTGGTTAGCTTTGGCATTGGTTCGGCGGGGGCGGCTCCTTTGGTTACTACGTTTTCCATTTCTTGTAAATTGCTACCAACGGACATTTGTTTAGATATTTGGATATAATCTATATTTATTTATAAATTATAGATTTGAAAGAAATTCCTGGAACAATTCAATTTTGTTTTCCTGGAGTCTTTTTTCATCAACAAGAGTGTTGATTCTTTTCTGAGTTTGTTCGGCAAGTCTTTCACGAAGAATTCCACCTTCCCAAACCCACTCTTTACCTTCCATAATTCCCTGAACAAAAGCATCAGGAGCAGAAGGGTCGGCAACGATATCTGCCGCAGTTGCAAGCATGAAATCTTCGCCAACAATTTTGTGACCTTCGTTGGTCATTTTTAATGAACCAACACCACGAGAAGAAACGCCGAGACAAACACCTTCACCAATGAGGGACTTTGCAATCTTACCCATTGGAGTTTCTAGGAGTTGTGCCTTACCAATAAAATTAGTTCCCTTTTGCTCAAGAGAAACAATCTTATGAGAAACACGGTCAAGATTGACGGTAGGACCATCAGGATGGCCAAGTTCTCCTAAAGCACGACCTTTAGCAACAAAGGCTTCATTATATCTTTCGACTTCTCTTGAAAGAGTTGCCATTGGATACATTCTTCCATTGCGATTGCAAATATCACCTTGAAGGAAAATACCCTCAATATACATTTTCTTTTCAGCACCTTTTCCTTCGGTGATGAATTTTACCTGTTGTACTTCTTCTGTGATGAGTTTCATTTTAGTTTGTAAATGCTACTTTATTTGCTTTAATTGCACTGCTAGACCAAATAACATCAGAAGGTGGTTTTGCTAAAAACTCAACAGATCCCCCTGGCATTGCAAAATAATTTGTTGATGCAGCACCAACTAAGGTACTAATTCCAACTGTCACAATTCCTGCAGTATTGTTATACAAACGAACGCAAGTTGCATCACTGATACTTGATGCAGCCCCTGCTGTCGTTGGTGTTGTTACTTCTGTTGCAACGATTTTGGTAAGCATTATGCTTTTTCCTCTTCTGAATCTACTTCTTCCATACTGAATAAAGAGTTAGCTACTTCTGGGCGAAGTGCTTCAATCTTTTCCCCAGCTTTTGCAAAAAGTGCATCTTTAATTTGTGCTGAAATATCTGAGGGGGAAGCATCAGACACTACCATGTTAATAAGGTCTTCCATTTTTTTAATATAGTAATATGATTATTTATATTTTAGATCTTCCCGCCTTTTGGTTCTGGTAAAACCCCTGCTTCAGTTGCATCACCACTTGGAGCTGGCGGTTCAATTGGAACTTCTCCCATTTGACCATTTATTTGATCTCCACCTGCAGGTTGTTGAGGTAGAGGTTCTCCAGTAATTGGATCAACTTGAGATGGGTCTGGAAGAATTCCTTTTTTAATTTCATCCTCAATTTGCTCATCAATCTCAATAATTTCAGAATCAGTTTGGCGAAGAATTCTTTTTCTTACATATTCTGTTGAGTAATACTTACCAATGTAAGGTTCTACTGTTGCAAGAATGCCAAGTCTATTTTGAATAAGTTCTGCTTCTTTAAGTTCAGCAAACTGATTATCATATAAAAAGTCATACTGAATATGATCACTGATTTTTTCCCAATCTTCTGCTGCAATAATGTTCTTGAGAATCAATTGCGTCTTCAATAAATCATTGAATAAATTTGCAAATCTTTTTCTAAGTCTTCCTACAAATTTAGAGAAATTGAGTTCATCTCTGAGAATCTCTGATGAACGACCAAGATTGAATCCATCCCCACCGCCAGGTAGTCTTGATTCTGGAACACCTAATGAACGATACAATTTCTTTTGGAAATATTCAATGTCAGAAAGTTCTCCAAGATTTTGCCCGCCAGGAAGAGTTGTGATTTCTGTACCACGACCACCCTCTCTTCTTGGAAGCCAAAAGTCTTCAAGCATGGACATCATTTTTTTATCATCACGAATCTCACCTGTATTTGCATCATAGACCATTTTATTTCTATAACGCATCATCACATCTTTAAGGTATTGCTCTGCCTTTACCTTTGGAAGATTACCAACATCGATGTAGAAAATTCTGCGTTCTGGAGCACGAGATAATCTATAGATAACCAAAGAGTCCTCAATCATTCTTAGTTGATTGAGTGCTTTGATTGCCTTATGTAGATATGAAAGAACTGTACTTTTATTTCTATCGATTAATCCAGAAGTACAATATGTAATTGAATCTTTTGCAATTTTGATTGTACCTTTTTGTCCAGTGAATCCTGAAAATCCACCAGGACCTTTCATACTATCTTGAGTATATACAAAATACTCTTCGATTTCAGGATAAGTAATACTTTCTTTAGTATAATTAAGATTGGCAGTTTGAAGTTTATTTGGATCTCTTTTCTTTTCTTGTCTAATGTGCTTAATTTTTAGTGGGTCAATGTATCTTAATTCCTTGATGCCATCTGTTGGATTTTTAAGATCAATAACCTTTAGATAAAAAATTCTTCCATCAACATACCAATTTCTAAAAATTTCGTGACATTTTTTGTCAAAGTCTAAAATTTCTTTGATATATTTAAACTCTTCTCTAATTGCAGATTTTAATCTATCACTAGCATTCAAATTTGAAAGTTCAATCTCTACAGGGGAATCATACAAATCGCTAACGATTGCTTCATTTACAACATCTTCAATGGCTTTATCACATTCTGGGTGTAAAGCCATTTCACGATATCTTTTGATTAAATCAAACTCAGTTCTATATACCCCTTCTATATCAACATACTGACCATAAAATCCAGATTGGAGATAGAAATCAACCCCGTCCTCATTATTAGGGGGGACGGGGGATGCTATGGATTTGGATTTTTGTTCTGAATCTTCAATCGAAAAACCAAAAAGTTTCGCCATTTTATAACTTGAATTTATCTATTATTCTATTATTTAGTTGATGTTTTCTCCACCCGCTTGAGGAGCATTACCCTTGATAGCTTCCCACCAATGCACTTGCATCTCAACTGTGAATTCCTGAATGCCCTCAGTATCATACGAAAGGTTAATTGGAGCAATATTAGTTGGGAAGATATCATAGAAATGATATGCTCTCAGAGTTTCTCCACTACGATCTAACTGATAGACAAATGCATCTGCTTGATAAGATGCAGGATCAGTTGAACCAGTGTTATCAGATACTCTGTTGATTGAATTCATCCACTTCTCAAATGCCGAACGAATTGCAAAATCAGTATCGTTGATAACGGTGATTGTCCAACTATCAAAGGTTCTGTCGCCAGCAACATGAAGAACACGACCTCTAAATGGAACGGTCACATCCGAAATGTTCGAAGCAGGTAAGTTTGCTGCTTTAACTAAGAATCTTGCTTTATCAAGAACTTCTGAACTTGCTGGAGCAATATCTGGGAATGAAAGTACAACCTCAAACAGGTTGCTTCTAGCACCACCACCAGTCAGCTTACTCTTGAAGTCGGTAATCTTTCTTAATGGGGGTGGATTTAATTGGGTTCTGGTAGCCATAGTTTTAAAACCTCTAAGTTAATTAAACAGTACCGATTACTTCTTCAAAAGCAACACCAGTTCTGGTGGCAACAAAAGTTAGTCCGATGAAATTGATAGAACGAGCAGGTTTGATGTATATATCAGCAACAAACTCATTTGCATCAATGACAGCGGCAGTGTTGTTTGTTTCGTCACAAACAACAACATAATCAAAGATTCCTCTCTTGGCTTGAACATCACGAAGGAATGGTTCAACAATATTTACAAAGTTAGTTCTTGTAATTTCATCGTTGAATTCAAAAAGTTGATCTCTAGCAGCTGCTGAGATTGCATCTTCCAGATAGAGGAATAGTCTGCGAACATTGATTCTATCAAATGCAGATGCTCTTGCGAGAGCAGTCTTATCACCAAAGAGAATGATTCCAGAACCAGGTGAGAAGATTACTGGATTAATTCTTGCAGAGTAGAGACGATCTCTCTGTGCCTTAG